CACTCTTTTCCGTATAAACATTCTGTGCGCGATTCCCAGCAAGTATCATAATAAATACACTTCTTATTCAATGTCCTTAGCCCCCTAAAATTATTACTGCCCTAACGTAGCATTTTAATTCAGCTTCTTACTTTATTTTCCGTCTATTACTCTGTTATGCAATCAAAACATAGCAACTTGCCGCGTCTCCCGGTCAAATCGCTCCTTTGCCGTGTTAAAGTAATCCACATCAATTTCACAGCCCACAAAGTCACAGCCGAAATAGTGTGCCGCTATTGCGCTGCTGCCTGAACCTAAGTGCGTGTCTAAAATGCGCTGTCCGGGCTTGGCGTAGTTCCTTAAAATCCAGTCGTAAAGGGCAACGGGCTTTTGGGTGGGGTGAATTTTATTGCCAGTTCTATTGTCAAACTTAAAAAGTTTTGCTGGATAATCAAAGGAAGTCCATGCTAATTCTACTTGAGAAAAATTCTCCCACGGCTGCACTTTATCCCAACAAATAACACCCCTTGTCCGTGGCAATTCAAAATAATTCATTCCCCAAATAACTTGATTTTTTGAAACTCTAAACAGTTCATTAAAATATTTGTCGTTTAAAGGGATTTCATCAAACTTACTGTCTAATAATTGGATTGCTCTGTTTTTTAATTTTCCTGAACCTTTTTTAAGCCTTCCCGCATGAATAGCATCGCCACCTATATTGTATGGCGGGTCAACCACAGCCAGATCAAACGCCTTATCCGGCAGTGTCGCCATGTATTCCATACAGTCTATGTTTAGTAGTTCAATCATAATTTTTTAATAAAAAAGCATAACAATCTCATACAGCCGATCCGCTGGGCGTTGCCCAGCTTCCGGCTGATTCGTGCGTTATGCCTTACACAAAAGCAGTGCCGCTAACGCCACATTTATAAGCAAACTAACCCAAAAAAGTATCCTGTAATCCCTTTTCTTCTTCAGTTTCTTAACAGGTATTGCTATCGGTATTTTTCTTTTTGGCTGTGCTAATGTCATATCAACTCCTTAATTCGCTATCGGGAAGCGTAACCCAAGACAAACCCCAATCCCAACATTTTTCTACGCTTCCCTCAATTAATTCGTTCATTTTTTTTATACCGAGTTTTGTTATAGACGGTATTCTGGTATATTCTGTGTTTCCGACCAAAACTGTTTCTGGTTTAAATTCGTCCGGCATAACTGATAGCTTTAATCTTGTTTCCCAACACTCTATCGAGTCGCCTGTGTTCTTTGAGAGAGCCGGAAGCAAAACGCCCTTCCACCATTTTATCTGCTGATGGGTAATAAACTCTTTAGGCGATAAAACTTGTAACGCCCCACCAACAACGCACTCCTTTAACAAATCCTGAAGCGGTTTATCGAATATGGGCTGACCTTCTCTTATAGACGTTACTTTAATGCTTTTCATTGCCTTGCCTTAATTTTTTCAACAAGCAATAATAGCTCTTGGTTGAATTCATTAATTTCTTTGCCAATTATTTCAATCAGCTTTTCGTTACGCTGAACTTCAATTATCAACGGTGGTAATCCTTCAAAGGCTGACATAAAATACCATGATTCTCGCTCCGTTACATAAAGGCTCATCTGTGTTTGCAAAAGATATTCCGTTGGAAGCGTGTTTTGTAAAAGATACTTAATATGAGTTTTCATCGTGGGGTTTTTTATTTCAATACCCTTTTTCTCGCCGATTAATCCATCCGGTGAGCAATGACATAATTTCCACTCATCTTTATAGACAAGGGCACATTGCTTGACTTCTATGTTATAAAGCATTTCAAATAAAGCCCTTGCCCCAGCCTCTCGCTCTTTTCCTTTCTGCATTGCTAAGCTCTGGAATGTTTCCTCTTGCTTTCCGGTTATCTTTTCACCGGCAAGTTGCAAAAGAAAATCCTCACGCTGTTTTGACCTTGCGCCGGTGGTGGTTATGATTTTGTCAATACTGCTTGCGCCAACATTACCAGCACAGGCAGCATACCATTCCGTTGAGTATTGTTCAAATGTGTCAATAATGATAGGCATTAAATTTTCTCCAATTTAGCTATTGACTCGTCAACCGTTTTCTCAATTACTGCTTCTAAATCGCAAATTATTTTAATAACGGCCTTGTCTTTTATTGCGGGGCAGCTCTTTAGCATGTGCTGGTTTATCGACTTAAAGTATTGTTTTGCCTTTTCTTTATCGGGCTTCAGTGCTTCTTGCCGTTGTTCCTCGGCTACTTGCGCGGCTTCTTGTTTTAGTTTTTCTTCAGCTTCGATACGCGCCCTTTCTGCCGCTTCTTTTGTTGCCCTTTCTGCCGCTTCTTTTTTAGCAAGCTCTATGTCTTTTTCATGTTGGATACGCTCTTTTTCTTTAATAATTGCATCCTGTTCAGCTTTAATCTTTTCCTCTTTTATCCGTTGCGCTTCAGCTAACATGGCAAGACGTTGCGCTTCTTTTTCCTGCTCTGCCCTTTGCGCCGCTAGTTTTTCTTCTTCTTCTTTTTCTGCCTCAATTATTTTTGGGGTCTGTTTTATTTCTTTTTTATTTTGATTAAGAGCAAAAACACCTCTTTCAGCCCTAACAAAATCAGAACCCTCTGCTTTTGTATTTATATCAACAGTAATAACTGCATTCATTGTTCTTTCTGGGTTTGCCCCTTCGGTTTCCAATATTCCAGATTCCAACGCTTGCTTTGTTATCTCGTTATAATGCAAAGGTGTTTTTGCCTTTCTTAATATTTCAATTGCAGATTGTTTAAAAGTATTCATAAATTTAATTGCAAACTACATAATGTAAATACTCAACTGTTTTATTCGTTGTAAAATTTCTATTCTCTGATTTATCGGCTTTGAACCTGTTATATTCTTTCGTAAAATTCCCATATTTTCCCCGCAGACTCATTATTTCTTGAATATCGTCTAAAGTCATTAAACCCTCGTTGTTGTAGCTTAAAAAGATATATTTCGCTTTTGCTTTCAAAATCAAGTCCTTAAACGCTTTTTTTACCTGTGTTCTTGAACAATAAAGCGATTTTTGATTTTGATATTCTCGCAAGCCAGTTTTTCCGTGAATTTTGGGATTATCATATTTTGCGATAGTTTCAAGCATATGATAATTTGTCGCATATTGTCTTTGATTGTATGGCGGATCTAAATATAAAATATCACCCGCAATTTTTCCTGCTACCTTATTTATATCCTCGTTAAAAACTTCGTGGTCTTGGTCGTTTATTATCAATTCAGCGGGTTTCAAAATTAAATTATTTTGAGCCGTCTTTTTTAGTTTTTTCAGAAAAGCACCATATACGGAAGCCGTATTTGCGTATTTATCAATTGATTCAACTAAACTTGTGATCAAAAAATAGTATTCATCATCAGAAATTAAATTTTCCTTTTTCCAATTTTCAATTTTTTGACGGATAGCGTCACAACGCATTCCGTTTTCATCGGAAAAATATTGTCGTGGTTCTGTCTGATTTTTTGATCCCCCAAGACAATAATTTTTATAAATAAAACCCTTTACACCTTTTAAATCTGATAAATAATTACAGACAAAATTTTTCCTATTTTTTACATCAATGCTTTTTAAATTAGGAATTTCTTTTGCCAGTTTTGCAAAATTTAATTCCTTATGATTTCCGATGTAATGTCTATTTAAAACATAGCTGTAATATTGAATATCGTTAGCAATTATTTTATAACCTTTTGTTTTAAAATACCTCCCAACAATTCCAGTTCCCGCAAACAAATCGCAAAAAGTATCGCAGTTTTTATCAACTACTTTATTTATTGATTCTTCCAAGAATTCCAACAATGATAATTTACTGCCGATATAATTCATAATTTCCTCCCTTTTGCTGCTCGTAAAGACGCCATAGCTTTTTCGTAATCAGCAGCCAAAATTTTGTCCACCGATTCAACAACCATGTATTTAAGGAATTTGGCCTCGTCAATTTCTTTCGCATTAATCATGTCAACGATTGTGCTTTTCTGCTTATCGCCAATATACACGGCTTCGCTTCCCTTTCCATCGTCATCCTCATAAGTGGCAAGACCTGTAAGCGCAAGAATCGTATAGCGTTCAAGATATGTTATTGTTGAACCCAACGCCTGAATATTGTTTTTACCACCTGAGTTATCAGGCGAAGCGGTTAAACTTGTTTCCTCAAAATGTCCGTTAACATGAGCAATCCGGCATGTTACCGATACTTTATCGGCTTCCTGTTTGGTTATCCAACTTGCCGACAGGCCATGTTTGCTTAATTCCGTGTTAATTTTTTCGGTTACGTTTCCAAGTGAGGCATGATTATACTCTGTTATGCCCTTATCTGTTTTATACTTCACGTTCTTATCTTTGTCAATTTCCGGTGGATTTGCCTTAAAAGCGGTCATGGCTTCCCAATATGCCTTTTTTGCCTGTTCTTTTTCCCAAAGAATATGAAGGTTCATTAATTTTTCTAGCTTCTCAATGTCCGCACCCTTCTCAATCGCAATGTTTAACAGGGTTAGCGGCGTTGACTCTCGGACTAATACTTCTGTTTTTTCAGCCATTTTTATTCTCCTCTGCGTCTACTTCGATTTCGGAAATAAAAAGATTGCCTCTTAGTCTAGCACGAATAGCTTGAGGCATGTCTTGTTCTTTCAGCGCAGACGCTATATATTTCCCGTTATCGTCAAACGCCATAAAAATACCATTTGGGTCTTGAAAGATTTTAAATTTCATAATGTCCTCCTAAAAAGGAATGTCGTCTTTTTTCTGCTCTACCTCTCCCGCCAACCACTTGCCAAAGGCGGCGATTGTAGTCTTATCGCTTCCCAGACCGATTGAAGCAGGAACAACCTTGTCTTGTCCGTAAATCTTTTTTGTTACCCAATTAGGTTTGTAGTTACCGTCTTTGTCTTTCCAACACTCAACAAGCGAAACAAAACCCTTTGGGCTTTCCGTCTTTTCTATAAATCTTTTTTCGTCTATCTGAAAGTGCATTTATTTTTCTCCTTCCCTTAATCTTTTTTCGTCTGCTTCGTCCTCATCGTGGGCTTCTCTGCGCTCACGTTCTTCAGCCATTTCTTCATAATCCGGCGGTGCTTCATAATATCCATAATCTTCTCGGCTTATGCTTTTCATAATTACCTCTCTTATTTTGGAAGCATTATACATAAACGGCATGCGCCTGTCAAGAACTTTTTTATTTACCCCAAATCTTTTTTCTTGACTTTTACTAATTAGTGGTGTATAAGACAAGACAAACAATGCGTGAAAGCAAAAGAAGCCTAATCAGCTACCCTACCTTGTAAGGGAGAACATCGCCAACAGCAAACCACTATGATGGTGGAAGAGCTTGGGTCGAAAACTGTTGGTGGAAACAGTGGAGTCTCATGGAGTCTCCGAGCATATGCCGAGTGTTCCTTAAAATCACACAAGGACGCATTGTTCATTTTTGGTGAACCTATGAAAAACATGAACGTCAACGGTATCTGCACCGCCGAAAACATTGAAGAACAAAAACAATGCTTGCATTATCGAAGAAGTTGTGTATATAAACACGAACTATGCGCTGATTTGAAATTTAACACGAAGCGGTGTGATAGTCGGAAAGCAAATAAAGAATGAAAAAAGGGTTATCAGATAGTAACCTACAATCCATGTGGCGAAAGGCGTGTAGAATAATCCACCGCAATAGATGTTTTGTGTGCGGCACGTCTGGGCTACAAACCACACTAGAAACTCATCACTATATCAAAAGAAATAATTTACTCACTAGACACGCTTGGCAGAACGGGTTTCCTTCTTGCGCCAAGTGTCATAGATACTTACACACAAAAGCCGGCGAACAAAAAATCGTTGCTTGGCTTGCTAAAAATAACTGGCTTGAATATCTACATGAAAGAGAAACCCAAAGCAAGCAGTGGTTTGTTGATCGTGGAATTACAAGAGATGATTATCTTCGTCAAATGTATAACGAATTAAAAAAAATTATTAATACAATAAAGGGGTGATAAAGGATTGATATATGGCTAGACCAGAACGACACGATGTTGATTATTTCCCTTTTTACGTCAAAGACGGAAAGACGTTGTTTGTTTTAGAGGGTAAATACCAAAGTAAGGGAACTGGATTTTTCTGTAACGTAATGCGTTTTCTGTGCACAACACCAGACCACCATTTTTGCATTAAAGACGAAGCTGATAGGCTTTTTTTCTTTACAAAAACTCATTGTGACGAAGAATCTGGGTTAGATATGCTTAATATGATGGCAACAACAGGAAAAATTCACAAGGAATTATGGAAAAATAACATGGTTATTGCCTCACAAGATTTTCTGGACAGTATCGCCCATGCCTACAAAAATAGGAAAAATCCTATAATCAAAATAGACGATATTTTAGTTTCTTACCAACAAAATGGTATAACTTACGAGCAAAACATAATAACTTCTGACGATAATACACAAACTAAACTAAACTATACTAAACTAAATAATAGTATAGTAAAAAAATTCAAAAAACCTTCTTTAGAAGAAATCACTCTTTATTGCCAAGAGAGAAAAAATAATATCAAACCACAATATTTTATTGATTACCAAGAAGCAAGGGGTTGGAAGTTAAAAGGCGGCCAAAAGATAAAAGACTGGAAAGCTGTAATAAGAACGTGGGAAGCTAACGGCAAGAAATATGCGCCGCCGAGTGCACCCAAACAAAACTATTTTGAGCCTGTTAATTGCCCTAAGTGCGGAAAGCGAATTGTGGTGAAGGGTGACTTAACCAAAGATGGGTGTGTGTATTGTCCATAACGAAAAACTCAGCCGATCGCTGCGCTCCGGCTGCATGGACTTGTTAAGTGATTTTTAATATTTTTGGAGATTATATGATTGGCTATCACGTGACAACCACAAAAAAACTTGAACGATATAAAATTACAGGAGGGATTTTACCGCCAGTAAGGTTCTGGCCTAATGATTTTACGGCAAAGAAGTGGGCAAAGAAAACATTGAGGGATGTGATTTTACGGATTGAGTGCATTGATTCTTTCCCTCTTCCAGACCATAAACCGGCTAGATGGACACCGGAAATAGTAAGGTGTTTTAATATTCACACATAACGAAAAGCTGAGCCGCTTTTTGGCTCTAGCGCCTTGTTGGGCGCCTTTGATAAAGAAAGTGAGGTAACATGCCACAAATAAAGTTTTCGCATAAATACCAAAAGATTTTAAACAGCCATAATGATGTTATTGAAACGGCTGTTCTTCTACAAGTTATTCCGGTAAATCTGGAAGACTTATCTAAAAATTTTCTTGATTACGATACCGACAACGGAACTTACGAGCTTCCGAAGCGTGGAAAATATTTAATGCTGATATTTTTAAAAGAGCATGAGGACTACACTACTGACCTTAACCTATTTACAACGCTGCGACGCTGGACACCGGAAAAATATTCTTATTATTCTGAAAACGTTGGCTTGGTGTTTCGGGTTATAGCGTAGCCCAACATATAATATACCCGTAGGGCTTTTTGTGGGTGAATTTAATATCAGTATATAAAATGCTAGATTACACAATAAAAATACTTATCACTTGAGGGTTTATGCTTGAACGAACACCGCCATATAACATAGAAACCGAAAGAGCAGTCCTCGGCTCAATGTTGCTTGATAATCAGATTATTGATTCTGTATCTGAAATCCTTTCCCCAGAAGATTTCTATACCACGGCGCACAAAAAGATTTACGAACTAATAATTAAGAACTACAAGACAACGCCGATTGATATAATTACCTTTGGGCAGTTTCTTGATAAGGACGCTTTCAATAATATCGGTGGCGCAAGTTATATTGCGGAGCTTACCGATAATGTCCCGTCTGCCGTGAACGCCGAACACTATGCTAAAATAGTTAAAGAGTTTTCATTAAGGCGACAGTTGCTTAATACAGCTTATGAGATAACCAATGCGGCTTATGACATCAACCAACCAGTCACGGAAATAATTGACCAAGCGCAAAAATCTACGCTTTTAATCAACCCTCTTTCCACCGGAGAAACTATCAAGACTTCTGCGGAAGTATGCAGGGAAACAATGGCGTTGATTGAATTACGAAGCAAAGGGACAGGGCTAATTGGCATCTCAACAGGGCTAACCGATTTAGACGAAGTTTCGGGTGGGATTGTTCCCAAATGTTTAACAATTATTGCTGGTCGTCCGGGCATGGGTAAGTCCTGCCTTGCTATGAATATCGCTGACTCGGCGGCATTAGACGGAAACCCAAGTCTAATACTTTCGCTTGAAATGCAAAATGTAGATTTAATGATGAGGCAGTTTGCTTCTAGGATTAGAGTCGAGAACAGGCAAATCAGAAAAGGGTTTATTGCTCAAAGCGATTGGTCTAAATTAGTTTCGGCGGCGCAGTCAATAGCCGATGTTCCTCTATACTATGATGATTCTGCTTTTATGACCACCGATGAATTACGGCGCAAGGTCAGACGAGCAGTCAAAGATTACGGAATAAAATTACTCATGGTGGATTATTTACAGCTTGTGAAATCAGTCAAAAAAGGCGAGCGCAGGGATTTGGAAGTCGGGGAAATTTCAGCGACACTAAAAGGGATTTCTAAGGAAATGAATATAGCTGTATTGGCACTTTCTCAATTAAATCGCAAGGTTGAAGAACGCCCCGACAAAAGACCAATGATGAGCGACCTTCGGGAAACCGGAGCTATTGAACAAGACGCAGACGTGATTATGTTTGTGTATAGAGATGAAGTTTATAACAAGAACGAAGATAACCCCGACAAAGGAATTGCGGAAATTAACGTAGCGAAGAATAGGCACGGAGCAGTTGGAATGATTAAAGCCGTGTTTAATGAAAGGTATCAGCAGTTTTCTAATCTATCAAGCGTGTCTGTTAAATTTTCAAAAGAGTGGTAAGGAGTAGTTATGGGTATGAGTAAAGAAGCGGAAAGGCTAAGAATTTATATTGCAGCCCCCTATATGCCTAGAGGTAGTGACGTTCACGATGCCGCAAGAATAGCACAACAAAACGTAGATAGGGTAATTGAGGCGGCAAATTATATCCACGACATAGGTCATTACGCCTTTGTTCCGCATCTTACTCATTATTTACATATTCATTACTCATGTAAGGTTGACCGTGGTGTTTGGTATTATGATTATGATAATACTTTTTTAGATTTGTGGGCAAATGCGTTTCTGTATCTAGCACCTAGTTTTGGTGCAGACATGGAATTAAAAAGAGCTAAGGAAAAAGACTTATTAATATTCGCAAGTATCACAGAAATTCCAAATCTACGTCAGGAGGAAATAGTCAATGTTTGAATTAATCACTTGGATAGTAACGGGGCTTAGTATTGTTGGGGTAATCCTAAATGCTCAAAAAAAGGTCAGTGGGTTTTATTTTTGGATGATTGCAAATTCATCATGGGTAATTATTGATATATACAAGGGCGTTTACGCACAAGCCGCACTTTTCGCGTTCTATTTTGTTATGTGTTTTTATGGTGTTTATACGTGGAAAAGGACAGAATAATTATGAATTACACATACACATTTAATTACCAAAGAGAGCTAACAACGCTGACTACGGAAGCCCCAAGCCCCGAAGCCGGAAAGCAAAAATGTATTGCGGCACTTGCAAAAAAGTATTGCGTTTCTAGGCAGAAAATGGTAGGATATTTCACAGATAAGTTGAACTGTGAGGTTGTATGCTCTTAGTGCTTTACATACTGATTTTCTTTGTGGGATGGTATTACATTATGTATTTATTCACTGCGCCGGAAGGTAGAATAAAGAAAAGAAAAAAGGTTCACAAAATATACACAAGGGTTTTTATGGCAAGGCTTATTAATATGTTGGCGTGGTTTGTAATAGTTGAGAGCATGGCTCTTGCGTGGATATTATACGTTTTGGTGGTGGTAAGGTAATTAATTTAAACTAGAAAGGGGAAAGACATGAAAGTAAGAAAAATTGTGGAAAAAACAGATGAATACCTTAGGTTACAGAGATTAATAGATAACACCGAACCAACAAACAGTTAATATTACGTTGAACGAAGGTGTATCACGACTTATACGTGGAAGATTTAAGGAAATTTTAGTTGATACATTGGCAGAATTAAAACTTGAACAGGAAAAGTTAGAAGTATAGTGTATAAATGAATTGCCCTTTTGACCCAGAATGTGAATTTTACAACAATAAACAGGGTAGCAACGAATGTCTAAAATGCAAACTATATAAGGATTATCAAATGGCATCAGTAAAACGCAAACAAGTGAAAGAACTGCTTACTCCACAGGAAATTCTAAACCAATTACCGGATAAGGAACGAGAAGATTTACAGGCTATTTTACTGATTTTACCGCCATACTTAGCTTCAGTAGTTTTGCTGTATTGTTATGCTGATTTGAGCCAAGAGGAAGTGGCAAAGGAGCTAAAGATTAAACAGGCTACCGTGTCAAGAAGGATTAAAAAAGCCGCTATAATGATGAGGAAGCACTTGGCGAGCAGTGGGAAATAAAACGAAAAAATCAGCCGGAGCGTAGCGATCGGGTGTATTGGCTGGTTATCTAAATTATAAAGGAGAAAATAAAATGGAAATTGATAAGGTTGCATTTGAGGGGCCAAATATACCGGATAGAGGTTATACAATGCGTGTCAGTTATCTAAAAGAACCAAATTCGGGAGATGCTTTTGTTGAGATTTTTAAAGAAGGTAATCCGGTACGACAATTCACGTTTCCGGCTTACAAGATTTACAATCTGCAAGCACATTTTAGCGATATTGTGGATGGAGAAATAGAAAACAATGACAGTGGCTACCAGAAAGCGGCAAGCACAGGGCTTGAAGGTCTTTGCAGATAACGACCGACATCAGCCGCTTGTCGGCTGCATGGATTTGTTATGCGGGTTTGTTGAGGTAATATGGTTGATATAAAATTCATACACGGTGATTGCTTAGAAGAAATGCCAAAGTTGCAAGACCACAGCATTGACATGATTCTTTGCGATTTGCCCTATGGGACTACCGCCTGCAAATGGGACACTGTTATCCCGTTTGAACCTCTTTGGACTCAGTACAAGCGGCTGATTAAGGACAATGGGGCGATAGTGTTGACGGCAAGCCAGCCGTTTACTACGGACGTTATTAACAGCAATAGAAAAATGTTCCGTCACGAGGTGATTTGGGAAAAGTCGATGTTTTCAAACCCCTTTATGGCGAAAAAGCAAATCCTTAAAAAACACGAAAATGTCCTGGTATTCTATAAGCGGCAACCGACATACAACCCGCAGATGGAAGCCGGGACGCCCTACACCGACAAAGCAAGGCCTGGGAGCTTACAATTACAGGGGGCGAAGGGAAGGATGAAGCTGGCCATCAACAACAATGGCACAAGGTATCCAACGAGTGTATTAAGATTTAACAACGGGAACAACGGCAACCTCCACCCAACCCAAAAACCCGTTGCCCTATTTGAATATCTCATCCGCACCTATACCAACAAAGGTGACACGGTGCTTGATAATTGTGCGGGTTCAGGCACAACAGGAATAGCGGCGTTTAACACAAAAAGGAATGCTATTTTAATTGAGAAAGATGAAATATATTTTAACGCGGCAAAGGAGCGATTTGACCGGGA